TATGAGCAGAGTAAGAATGTGTAGCAGAGCATATTGGGAATATAGAGAATTATTTAAAGATATTTGCAATGCTTTGAGAGAATATTCAGATGAATGGAAGTGGATTGTAGATAATCTTTTTTATGCAAAATGTGATGAATTTGGATATTGTACAGAAAGTAAATCGTGTGGTAGAAAACCGAAGTTGGAAACCCTTGAAAATCAAGGCTTTTGTAAGGTTTAAAATCGAAAGAAATGTTCATTTCATAGGAGGTGATTAATATTAGAAATCCGAATAGATTATATGGTTTTTATAATGAAGTAAAACGATTGCATATGACATACTTTCCTGATTGGAGAGCAGGTCAGTTTTGGATGAACTTTTTAAGTTGGATACAGAATGAAAAGAAGCGAGATCCATTCTTCCCAGAAGAAAAAGAAATGCTTACATATTTAAAAGAATATTGTGGAGAAAAGGAGGATGTAGATGAATAAGTTAGAAAGAATAAAACAACTTATTAAAGACTTGAATAATGCTTCATATGCTTATTATAATCAAGTCCCAATTATGCCTGATTATGAGTGGGATAAAATGTATGATGAGTTAATAAATCTCGAAGAAGAGACGGGTATTGTATTATCTAACAGTCCGACACATAACGTTGGTTATTCGGTTGCAGACGAATTAAAAGAAGTAGAGCACAATCATCCAATGCTTTCACTTGATAAAACAAAATCAGTAGATGAGTTAATCGAATTTATTGGAGACAAGGATTGTTTCTTGTCTGTAAAAGCTGATGGCTTAACCACATCTCTTCATTATATCAATGGTAAGTTAATCGGTGCAGAAACTAGAGGCGATGGAGTGAGAGGTACTGAATGCCTTCAGAATGTATTAACAATGAAGAACGTACCAAAGGAAATTCCATATAAAGATGAACTTATTATTGATGGCGAAACAATTATTGGATGGGATACTTTCAGAGAGATTAATGATAAACTTTTAGAAGATAAGAAATATAAACATCCGAGAAATCTTGTGTCTGGTTCGTTACAATTACTCGATAGTAAGGAAGCTGCAAATAGAAATATGAGATTTGTCGCTTGGAGAGTAATTAAGGGATTTAAACATAAATCTCCAAGCTATGATCTGTTTTTGGCAGAAGAAAACGGATTTGAAATTATTCCATTTGTAAAATTTTCTAAGGGGCAGACAAAAAATAATTTTATTAGTCTTCTTGATGATATTAGAACTCTTGCTAAAAAATCCAATATTCCGTACGACGGTGCAGTTATGGCAGTCGATGATTATGAATTAGCTGATTCAATGGGACGTACAGATAAATTCTTCCGACATTCGATGGCATATAAATATGAAGATGAATTATTTGAAACAGTGCTTACAGATATTGAATGGAATACTTCTAAGACGGGCTTAATTAATCCTGTGGCAATCTTCGAGCCAGTTGACTTAAATGGAGCAATTACCACAAGAGCAACGCTTCATAACATTACATATATTAAAGATATGATGCTTGGCATTGGAGACAGAATTAGAGTCTATCGTTCTAATATGGTTATTCCTAAAGTACATGACAGTATTGATAAGAGTGGTAATTTTAACATTCCTGATAAATGTCCTATTTGTGGTCATTCTACAAGAATTGTTAAAGAGAATGATTCAGAAGTTCTTATGTGTGAGAATCCAGATTGTAAAGGTAAACTTTTAGGTAGACTTGTTCATGCAGCAAGTCGAAATTCGTTGGACATAGAAAATCTTTCAGAATCTACAATAGAGAAATTCATCAATCTTGGTTGGTTAAATTCCATTAAGGATATTTACCATTTATCATTCTATAAAAATCATATGCAAGTGCTTGATGGTTTTGGTAAAAAATCTGTTGAAAAACTTCTTAATTCTATTGAGAAATCTCGCAAGACAAGTCTTGAACGTTTCCTTTATAGCCTATCGATTCCGTTATTGGGTAAGTCAGCAAGTATGATGATTGCAGATTCTGTTAATTATGATTTTGATACATTTATTGATGAAATGACGATTAAAGGAGCAGAATACTTTAGATATTTACCTGGTATTGGAGATTCATTAATAAGCTCACTCAATGCCTATTGGAAGAGTCATTACTCAGACACACTTCAGTTAGCAAATGAGTTTACATTTGAAACACCAAAATTAGTTTTAGATGAAATCCCAAAAACATTACAAGGTAAAACGTTTGTTGTAACTGGTTCAGTTAATCATTACAAGAATCGTGATAAGTTAAAAGCTGATATAGTTGCTCATGGTGGTACAGTCGTAGGCTCTGTAAGTTCCAAAACATCTTATCTCATTAATAATGATATCAATTCAACAAGTTCTAAAAATCAAAAAGCAAAATCTTTAGGTATTCCAATCATATCAGAAGATCAATTCTTAACAATGATTCGTTAGTCTTTGTTCTCAAATAGAGAATATATCTATGTAACAATCTAACATTCAATTAAATATAGGAGAGAAACATATGAAGAGAAAAGCAGCATTATTTATTTTGTTCTGTACTCTCTGCTCATTTGTCGCCCCATTCTTGGGGCAGAGTAGAATATTAATAGAATCAATTAATGTAACTGAAAATGAAGACGACATTATCATAGAATCGAATCCTGATGAATTAAGATTATTATATGATTATCACATAAACGATACAAAACATTTTGAACGAATAATAAAGAAAAATGAATTCATTAAAACGGTCGAATCACTTGCATTGTCTATTGACGATAAAGAACAATTCTATACTGAATACAAAGAATTGGCATCTGAATATAAAGACTATATAAGTTTTAAAACTATTCAGGATGAATATATAGATTCTGAATTATACATGCTTTATTCCATTGTAGAAGCAGAAGTTACAGGTGAAGGGAATTTTATTGAAAAAGCTAATGTCTGTAGTGTAATTCTCAATCGAGTGAAAGACGAAACTGATGCTTTTTCTGATACGATTGCAGGTGTAGTAACACAAAGTTATCAATTTTCTACATATTCCAACGAGAGATATAAAAAAGTTGAAATTAGCATTACTACATTAATGGCTTGTGATTATGTATATCAGTTTGGAGATACGACAGGTGGTGCATTATGGTTTGACTC